CCGTTCTTAAAGACAACAGGGTTGGCCTGGTTGCTGTAGGTGGCAGCAGGGGCAGCCGTATCGGTCGGAGCATTGTAGATGCCCGTCATCGTGAACTCGATGTAAGGGATTTCACCCACGGCGCCGTTGATGGTGTAGGTGCCCCTGCAGCCCGTAACCTTGTGTAGCACGCCATCAACGTTGTAGTAAATGGTCACGCTGCTAAAGCTGCTACTCACAGGCGCGTAGGTGACGCTCACACCAGCGCTGATGGTCTCGCTGAAACCGCAAGCCTTCAGCACACGACCGTAAGCCGGAGCAGTGCCAGCAGTGCCTGAGCCGGCCAGCTCAACCTGAAATGTCACTTCGACACGGGTGTTAGCCAGGAGCTGCTGCGATGCGCCGAGGTAAGGGCGAATTAGTTCGCGATCAACGGTGTCGCTCTGTAGCGGCGTGATGTTCAGATCGCGAACCAAAATGGCATCAGTACCGGCCGGAGTTGAATCCGTGCCGTAGCTGACTTCAGTTTTTGCCAGGATTAGGCGCTTGCGACTCAGGAGCGGCATTTTCAGGTCCCTCAGGGCTGGGTTGGGATGCCGGCTGTGTCCGCTCTATGAGCTTCCGCTTGCCGGTTTTGGGATCGACCAGATAGGTGCCCCCCTGGCCGTCGTATTCATCAATCATCTTAGCCATGTCAGCTCGTAGTCAAATCATCCACGCTTGTACGGTAGCGAACTAAATAGTCAAGCAAAACAACGCCTGCCGGCTGGTCTGCTTCCTGTAGTTGAAAGTCAACGCTCACCGGCTGCACATCGATCGCGTAGCCGCCCAGCGTTAGGTCGGCCATGATCTTGCTATGCGCATCCTCAACGATCGGATCAGCCAGCTGGTCAGGGATCGCGCCGCGCACAATGATTGCGACCCGCACCGTCAATGACCAGTCGAGCTTTGGCAGGCTGGTGTTCTGCTCGGCCGAATCACTGACTGGCTCAACCACGATCGCTGGGCTCTCGCCGCGTGAGATCGGCTCAACCCTGCTGCGATAAATCCGGCTACCCACCTGCGTGGTGCCGGTCAATGCCGTTCGGACTGCAGTCAGGATTGACTCGCGTTTGGTGGTCATGTCTTCTGCAGTGCGATCTGAACGAACTTGCCATCACCGATCAGCATCGTCTCCCTGACGGTGTAAGCAGTCCCATCCACGGTGATCGAGTCGCCGCGAATGAGACTGCCAAACTTGGAGGTCCTGGCTGTCAGTGTGTAGTCAGTGGTGAGCACCATCCCATCGCTGATGACCTGGCTAGGCATGTCAAGGATCCCCTTAGCAGTCACAGCGCCAGCGGTGCAACTCACGCCAAAGTCATCCAAGAAGATGTCGAGATCCTCAGTTAGTGCCATTTGCTTTGGCCTTTCGAGTTGCTTTTGGCTTCTCTTCTACTGCCGCCGCTTTAACAGCACGGCCCAGCTGGATTAATGTTTCAGCCAGTGCCGCTGGTAATTCATAATCCTCACCCGCCTCAAGGTGTTCGCCATCGGCAGCGCAGGAGGCAATCATTAAGACTTTCATAGAAAGAAAGGGGCAGTTTCCTGCCCCTCCTCCTTATCAGGTGGTGATGTCCAAAATGGCAGCGAAGCTCTTCGGATCGCGCACGGCTACGTCAAAGGAGACGATCCCGCGAACGCTGGTCAGAGCCTTGCTGAAGTCATCCTGATCCTCGCCAACAGTGATTTCAAGACCACTGCCGTAGAAGCCGACAATCGCCTGGCTGAAATCGCCCATCAGCAGAGCAGAGCAGACGCCGCTGCTTGAGCCCTTTGTCAGATTGCTAGGCACCTGATTGCTGGAAGCAAGCGGATAGCCGTTCAGATTCAGCGGCGTGGGGCCGCGGCCGAGAGTTGCACCCTCAGTATTGAACAGGAACGGACCATCACCAACAGCAGAGCCACCGGCGCGCAGCTTCTTCAAAGCAGCAACGACTTTGTGGTTCGTCAGGTATGCCACAGTATTGGGATTTACTGCGCCATTTACCTGCATCACAGCGGTTTCAAGATCAACCACTTTCTCAAGGGTGATTGCACCGCCGTTAGCGCCCATCGCAACCGAGCCAATACCTGCAGTGTTCAGGATGCCAGTCGGTTGACCAGAAGACCCAGAGCCATTGAGGATGCCCAGATCGATGGCAAGGTTGATGCCATCAGTCAGGTCACGCCGCACCAGCTCCTCAATGCCAGGGGTGGCTTGCAGAAGCGTTTGCCGGCTGTACTTAGACAGTGCCGCCAAGTTCTTTGGCGTCATTGTCACCTGATCAAAGGTGCTCTCGGACTGGGTAATCGCGGTGGTCTGAGTGGACAAGTAGTAGGTCGAAGCCACGCCAGAACGGCGGGGAATCGCCACGTTGCCAACCAAGCCGGTCATCGACCGCACGCCAAGCTGCAGCATCACAGCTTGGTTCCGCAGAAACTCGATGAACTCATCAGCCATCAGATCGGTGGCAACCAAGTTGCCGCCGGTCGAGGCCCCACTTGTCACATAGGTGGACCGCTTGTTCAGTGCAGAGAATGGAACGAAGAAGCTGCGCTCAGTCGATTTCGTGATGCCACTCTTCTCAACTTCCTTGCTCAGCTCACGAACAAGACCAGCTTCATGAGAAGACCAGTCATTGCTCAGCAGAGCACGGATGCCGGCGGTGATGCTGTAGTTGGCGCGCTCATTGCTTGCCAGCTCAACAGGTGCAACCGTTTCAACAGGCTTGGCACCAAGGCGCTCAAGCACAACTGCACGGGCTTCGTCGAGGCTGCGACCACCTTCAATCAACTGACGGCCGAGGTCGGCCATGTTGTGCTTGTCGGTGAGCGCAGTAATGCCAGCGATACGGGCGCGCTCAGCCTCAGCGGCTTCGGCCCGCACCACGGCCAGATCATGGGTGGTGTTTTCCATTTGAGGAAGGGGATCGGGTGTTGGTGCTGCCGAAGCAGCTTTTTTGGTGGGCTTCAGTGATCGACCGATGCCCACGGTTTTGTCAGCCGGTACAGAGACCACAGAGACCTCATACGGGCTCCAGGCAGTGGCAACAAAGTCGCCATCGCCACGCTCCTCCATTTTGTCAATGGAGTAGCCGAAGGAAACATTCCTAAGAATGCCATCCCTCACATCGCCAAGAATTTCTTGAGCGAATGCATTGCGGCTGAACCGCACGCGCGCATAGCCTCTCCGACGTTTGTCATCGATGTATGCACGCTCCACAACACCAATCACTTTATCGGGGTTGTGGTTGAACAACAGCGGAGCACTGTCATTCAGGCGGCTGAGATCAGCTGCCTTCGGTTCATGGCTCAGAATCTCGTTGCCGAAATAACGAGCCACCGGATACTCCGAGCTAAAAGGAAACTCGAAGATCCGGTCCTCAATAGCTTCAACCTCAACCACTTCACTGCGCTTGTACCTGCCTTCCATGGCACGAAGCGCAGGAACCTTTGTCAGCGTTGAGAACTTATGGCCCACCAGCGTTTCGGTCGCCTCCCAGCCCTCGTCGCCTTCGCTATAGATCCGAATCAATGCAGCAGGATCCTCGGCGCTGGCTTCAATACTGAACTCAGTCTCAGGTACGCCCAACGTGCCCTCGCGCATCACATGCTCAATCCGGCCGCGAGCAGTGCCACCGCTCGAATCCCATTGCACAAAATCGCCTTCCTTCAACTCATTGGGCTCCGCACGCTGCGCTTCACCATCGCCGGTCGCTTCTTCAAACTCGATCGGATCAAAATCGTGCTCGCTCAGCCATGCCCGCGCTTCTGCAGGTGTGAACCTGCTGCTGCTAAAGCGAATCGCCTGAATCTCGCTCTCGCCTTCCTTGATCCCATAGATGAAATCAATGCCAGCGCCGCCTGCATCATTTTCTCGACGCAGCGAGTCATATTGCCCAGGATCAGTCAACCGGGCAGCATGTTCGTTCGGATAAGGGCGCCCAAGATCCATCGCGCTTCTTTGTTCTATTGCTTTGATTCTATCTGCCTTCGCCGTAGCCCAGCTCTGCCCAGCATCGCCGCCCCATGCCGCCCATGCCACGCGCCCCGGTGATGGATAGTCCTCATCGTCTGGCCTGAAGCCTTTGCCTTGCTTGTCAACCTCATGGCGCGCAAACCATGCCGCCATCGTGATCACCGTGTCACGGCTGAGCTCATCACCGCTCAAAATCTGCCGCGCCCTGGTGGCCGCCACATCAGTGCCGCCCGGCTTGCCCTCGCGCTTCCATGCTCGATAACGCTCAGCCTCTGCTCTCATGCCATCAGTGGGCATCAGGTTGATCTCTTCGCCGTTGATCGTTGCCATCAATCGTCAAGCTCCTCGACAGAATCTTCTTCGTATGCCTCGCCCGCTGGTGGGCTGGTTTCTTCAAATGCAGGCTCAGATCCCATCGGCCGCACCGGCTGGCTGGTGCCGCCTTCCGTCACCTCGCTTGGATCCGTATCCAACACGATGCCCATCTCGTCGAGCTTGGCCAGCTCCGACTGCCGCTGCATCAGCACCGCATCCAGATCACCGCCTTGCTCAGTGATCACCTGCGCCAGCGTCTTGAATCCGCACCGCACCGCAGTCTTGTACGCATCCACCTCACGCTGCGGATCCACCCACTCCCAGCTCCTCGGGATCCAGCGGCTAGCGCGGTAGCGGTCAGGATTCACCTCATAGGCCGGCAGATTCAATGCACCGCTCAGCACTGCCATCTCCAACCATGCGTTAAAAACCGGCTGGTGGAAGTTCTCGATCATGTACCGCTGCAGCACCCGATAGGTGTCGCGCTCCTCAAGCAAGCTCAACCGGCTGCTGCTGTAATTGCTCTCGCTGAAGTTCTTGCTGATGCTCTCGAAACTCACCCCAACGCCAGCCGCTACAGCACGCAGCATCGCCCTGGTGAATGGCTCCAGCTGGCCGTCAGGTGCATTCAAATCCGGCACCGTCACGCTTTCGCCCGGCGCCAGATACTTAAAAACACCCGGCGTGAACTCGCTCACACGCTCGCCTTCATAAACCTCATCACCCACCAGCTCGCCCTCTGGTGACTGAATGAAGCCCATCAGCGCACTGCTCGCCCGTGCACGCACAACCTCAGCCTCTTCATAGCCCTGCAGCATGTGCAGCCGCATCAGCGCCGATGCGAACCACGTCACGCCACGCGTCTGCCCAGGCCGCTCTGGCAGGAACAAATGGATCACCTCATCAGCAGGCACCCGGATGCGTTTTTGGTTGACACGCGGCAAACCCGCCGAGATGTCGCCAGGGTGTGATGCATAGAAGTGATACGCCTCGGGCCGCAGGTATTGATCGACCTCGATGCCCATCCGTACAAAGTTGCCATTCTTAACAGATGGCATCTCATCATCGATCAGATAGTCAGCCTCCAAGACCTGTAACGCAAACGGCACCCGTGAGTTGCCAAATGGTTTGCGCACCATTCGCACGAAGATTTCACCAGACTCCGCAAGGCTGCGTACCAGCAAGCGAGTCATCGCATCGAAACCAAGAACCCCACTGACATCGCAGCTGTTTTTATTCATCCACTTCTCCCACTCCATGTGGATCTGATCGTTCACCGCTTCATCCAATCGCCCGCCACGCAGCATCCGCACCTGGCCCTGATGCCTGATGCCATGCCCGATCACGTTGTTCTCAATGCTTCTCAATGCTTGCCTTGCGTAGTCGTTATCGCGACAGAGTTGGCGCGCACGATTGCGCAGCACCTTGAAGCTGCCCTTGATTTCACTGTCGGCGCTGGTGCCGCTCGTCACCCAGTCGGCCGTAAGCCGGCTCATGCGCGCACCGCCATACACCCGCGCCCGTGGCTGCCGGATCGGCTCAAATCCCATCGCCTTGAACAGCCGCGTGCGCAATCCCATCAGAACCTCACGAACAGGTTGTGAGGATTGCCCAGCCCGTTAGCCATCAGCTCAGCCATCTGCTCGCGCTTCACCTCAGCCTTCAGCTTACTTTCAAGCGCCATCAATTCCTCAAGCCGGTAACGGCTCAGCTGACGGTTGCCAATGCTGTACTGCTGCACTGCACCGCCGCTGATCAATGACCTGATCGCAGCCTGAACCGCATCAAGATCAATCTGCGTTTGCGTGCGGCCATCAACAGCGCCCGGTGTGCCCGTATAGCTCAATGCCGCCAGCACCTGCAGCTGCCCAGCACCCAACGTCACCTTGTCGCTGCCGCTGGTCGCCTGCGCCTGCCAGTACCAGTCACCCGCATCAAAGCCCGCGCTCGTGCTCGCCGCGATCGTGAACTCCCAGCCGGTGCCATATGCAGCGCCAACCACCGTCGCGCCCTCGCTCGCCGTGTTGGTCCGCAGGTAGTAAGTCAGCGTCCAAGTGCCGCTGCTGATCTCATTGCCCAGGTTGTCAACACCAGCAACGTCCCGCCATTTCACCGTGTCGCCGGCTCTGATTGTCGCTGGGATCTGCACGGCTACCAGTTGTTGACAAAGCCACTAGCAGCCCCAGAGGCGGGCTGCTTCCTTGATCTTAGCGGTGCTTTGCTACCACTCTCAAGCTGATCACGCAGCTGCTGCCACATCGTTGCTCGGCTGTATTTCCTAAAACTCAACTGCAGCGCCGCATACGCATACACCGCGCAATCGAGCGCCTCGTTTCGATCATTGCTTTTTTTCACCCATTCGCGCACCGGGAAACCTTTCAAATAGCGCAGCGTCTGCTTCTCGCTGGTCAACTGCTTGAAATACTCCTCATCGGCTGCCATCCCAAATCGCAAGCCGCCCTGCCCTTCATCGTTGTGCCGCATCCTCCCGAACAGCGTGGTTTTGATCGTGTCGCTGCCCACTGAGTACAGCACCACGCCACGCTTCACAATCCGACCTTTCCAGTTCACATCAACCTTGTTGCCCTTGCTAACGGCCACGCTGCCGCGCTTGCTGCTGCCCTTGATCGCCACAACGCCCTGCCGCACACGCTCGCGCACATAGTTGTAGACCTCATGCGTGCAGTGGCCGCCAGAGTCGATCGCCATCTGCGTCACCTTCAGCTCTTTGCCGCTCTCCGTTGGCCACGCAGTAGCCAGCACCTGATCGAGCTGCGCCCACACCTCAACCTGCGTCGGGTCGCCCATCAGCTCCTGGTGCCACACCAGCCAGCCAGTCTCGCCCTCGCCCCATCCCCATACGCTCACCGC